ATACGATAGATAATTTCTAAAACGCATTAAATATATATTATTGTCGAACTGTAATATATATAAATGAGTGATTTTGAAAATAGATTAGAAAAAGATTATTTTGATAGTGAAATTGAGAAAAAAGAAAATGAAATAATATCACTGATAGATGAGATGAACACGTACATTGTTTGTATGTTTGATCACATCCATGATTTTAATATTATTAGGTATTGCAGTGGTCAAATCAATAGTTATACACAAAAGATAGATCGAGAACGTGATTCAATGGACTTTATCAATCAATCACGAACAGCCAGAGACGTTAACAAACTAATCGAAAAGAATAAGAAACTAGGAATTGACGAAAACTCTAAACGATTTAAATTGATTGGTTAAATAATAAGTTTATTTGACAAATCGAAAAAACCCCAAAATAAGATATATTATTGTAGAACATTAATATATAAATGTCAGAACTTGCAGAAGAACTAATTCATCCGGATGAAGTAAAATCAGGACACAAACTCTATTCAATGGAATTTTACGAAGTGGTCGGATGGACACCGAGTCTAATTAAAAAATTCATCAAAAACAATAAAATGAATGTTGATAGTTATCGTAGAACTTATAGAGGATGGAAATTAATATTTTATCCGCGTGATATGTTTTCATCATTTTCATCAGAACCGAAAGACGCGTACAATATGATCTTTGGTGAATTAAAAAAGAAAACACATAATATTATCGAATAGTAATATATAAATGTCAGAATCAGAAAACGAATATGATACCAGTGAAGAAGTAGAACGAGTGATAAAAGAAGTCAAAGAAGAAGTCGATGAATGTGAACTCATACGAAGAGAAAACTATAACGATCATTTATCAGAACGTCGGAGACTTTGGATATTGTATCTAAAAACGAAAGAAGAATTGAGAAAAATAGAGGAAGATAGAAATAAGAATGAAGAAGACTTAATCAATTGTTCTTATAATTATCATATTGATAGATATAAAAAAAGAGTAGATACAGATACAAAGAAAGTCGATGTTGAATCATCATTATTCGATATTGATGTAGATCATGCTGTATTAACAATGTATGATCTCATCAAAGAGAGAGATCGAGAAATAGATGTATTAGTCGCATGTTATGAAATGAATGTAGAGGAGAGCAATAAACTATTAATTGAAATTAAGCAGAAAGAAAGAGTGAGAAATCATATTCAAAATCAAACGGGACGAAGAATATTAGACATACGTTGTGAGAAGTGGCGTAAGCTAAATGAACATTATAAAACACATCCATCAAATAATGTTATCTTACGGTAATGTATAATGATAGACATAAGATCAATGACAGCAGACGAATTACGTTTATTAGGACAATCCGAACATCGACAAATACCTGATAGTTTTGAGAGATTAATAAGAAACGCTTACAGATTAATAAGATATCAGAATGTGCATACACAATTAGAACAAACAAGAAATAATTTTACGTCAAGACTAACAGATGAAGAATTAAGATTCTTACAAACACCTTTTTTTACTGAACGTACATTATAGATGAAGGTTAAGACAGTAACATCAGAAGAACTCGAAGAGATATTACGGACACATAATCTAATATGTAAATGTACAGAGATTGATGAAGAGACAGGGCATAAAACAAAATATTACATGGTAAAGCCTAAAACTGAACAAGAGAAGTATGATACAATAATACAAATGGATCCATTTAAAAATAAAAGAAATTTGTAAAAGAATAAATTCGTTAAATAATATGTATATTTAACGGATGAATGTAATAGGCGTGTATTGGCCTCCAATAACAGGCTTCATGTAACTGGCCTCTAATAACAGGCTCCATGTAGCTGGCCTCCAATAGCAGGATTCATGCAGCCGGCCTCCAATAACAGGCTCCATGTAGCTGGCCTCCAATAGCCGGCTCCATTAGACAATGATTGAACTCGTTTACGAGTGAAGTTTCAGGAAGCGGAGCGATTAGCTTCGCTGATGGTAAGAGTCTAATTGAACGGATAGCCAATAATAAGGATCCCTATCAGGAAATCTATAACTTAAAATTGTATCCTTCGGTTTACCGAAGCCAGTTCGCCGGAGGCGATGGCCAGTCACAACAGAACGAGAAGTGTAACAAATTAACTTTAGTTTATTTGTTTCACTTGCGAGGTCGTCGCTACCGATCTTATAATCTAATAGGGTTTAAGAGTTCACGAGTTTACGAGTGTTACCTGGACGGCTTATATCTTATATACTATTAGGGTTTATGAGTTCACGAGTTTACGAGTGTTACCTAGACGGTTAGCCTGTTGATTCTACAATATAGAAAATAGATAATAAATTTTTATATACTGACACCGTCTAATAGGTGCGTTTGGAATTGGTCATAGTTTTACGGCGTTTTGAAATTTCAATTGCTCGACCTTGTATGATAGCGTTCTTTCTTGCGAGTTTCTGCGAGAGTTTATTATTAGTTTTGTAATAATACTTATGGCCATTCTGACCGAATCGATAAAAAGACCCTTGACCATCATGATTATGTTCTATAGGCATATAAATTGTACTCATATTATTATTTTAGAGAATACTAATATAAACATGCAGATAGTTGACGAATTTTACACAGAGAACGATAATACATACGTAAATATATCCTTCACGAATACACCAAGTAATAATAACGCGATAATACATTTGAATTACAATGTAACAAAGACGGCACCAGTATTAGATGATGCATCTCAATATTACGCGACTGTTGTTAAATTTGATATTCCTCTTGATGCTTTACCACGAACGATATGCCCAATTATACCAAATCAAAGTAATCCTAATTTAACACCCTTACAAATAGGTATTAGTTATGGTGGGACAAACCATCTTCAAAGTGTGATTTATGTTCCACAAAATATGATTACTGCAATACCCTCACAAGTAGGATCATTGACACAAGTCATAACACCATACTACTTTATGTATTCGTTTGATCAAATGATAGAGATGATTAATACAGCTTTGGGTAATGCATGGGCTGCATCTGGTTTAGCAGATCCAACAACAATAATAGGTCAAGCACCGTACTTTGTGTATAATTCTGTAACATCACTTTTTAGTCTAATTGTAAATAATTCATTTAATTCATCAGATTCATCAACACGCCCACAAGTCATATGTAACTATGCACTATTTCAATTCTTAGATAAATTTGATGTAGAAGCGTTATCACCATTATCGATAAATACAATATTTGGTTTTGTCGTGTATGGTATTGTAAATGAGAGTTTTGCATATAATTATTATGGCATTACTCCACCAGTAGCAGCAACACCACCATTTAGTGGAATAAATCCGATAACAGAACCATATTTTTATAAGATTACTCAAGATTCTGTTTCTGTATCTTCATGGAATCCAATTCGTAAGATTCTATTTCTATCGACAAATATGCCAGTTAACTATGAGGTATCACCAGGAAGTAATATTTATAGTACTCTTAACCCAAGTTCAGGTAATAATAATGGTGTTTTCTCAAGTCTAAATGTACTTACTGATTTTACGCCACAGATTGAATATCCTGGAGACTCATCATCAGTCGCATATTTTGCGGCTTCAGGATATGGGGGATATAGATTAGTAGATATGGTAACAAATTCACCATTATATAATATTAACATTAAAGTAGTATGGCAAGATATAGCTAATAATATTTATGATGTGATCATTAATCCTTATTCACAGGCAAATATTAAACTTGGATTTATTCGTAAGTCATTGTATAAACATATTTAAAATACTGATATATAGTATATAACGAATGTCATTAAACACTAATAGACTACAAGTTGTCAAAGCAATGGACCCGCGCGTTACTTCACCGGGCGCAAATGTTCCATTCGTATATGTTGAAGGAGCCGGAAACGTAACACAGAAACAATATACTACATCATCGATATCTAACTCTTCTTTACAATTTTCTGCAGCAAATCCTCCAAATAAGAAAATATACGTGGATAGAAAAATAAAAATTCGCGTGCCTATTCGCCTTTCTATGTCATGTGTCTCAACTGCTGCAGGACAGTATTGTATTACACCCCAACATGACTCATTGCATTGTTATCCTTTTTCAAGTGCTGTTGAGGTTATGCAGGCAAATTTAAATAATTACAGTGTGTCCGTTAATACTGCTGATGTACTTCATCCGCTTGTTGATAGATACAATGTTGATAATCGCTTAAAGAATGGTGATTGGTCATGTGCTCCCTCATATCCTGATCAAAGCGCATTGTATTCATCTTTAATTAATGGTCAACGTAATCCAATGGGAGGTTATGACATGTCAACGGATGAGAATGTTCAAGGAAGAGGAGGATTTTCACAATTCTATGTACAATCAAATACAGGACCATCAACAGCAGCAGGCCAAACGCTTACAGCAGTTTGTGACTTTGTTACAACGGAACCTCTGTTCTTACTTTCGCCAATTTATAGTGGTCGAAAAGAGACGACAGGGTTCATAAATTTAGCCACGTTCGATATGAATATTACGATGATGGGCTCGGGAGCGAATAAAATGTGGTCGAGAAGTGAGTTAGATCCTGCATTGACAATATCGTATCAATTTGCACCATTAATAACAACTGGCCCAGCATTCTATTTTCCAAGTACAACAATAGTATTACTTTTCCAATATTTCCAGCCTAAAGAATCGATGCTCTTACCAAGTGATGGTTTATCTTTGTATAATTACTTTACAATTCAGCGTTATGTAACTGATGTTACTGCAGTCCCACAATATCCACAATATGCTACATACAACACAAATAGTATTCAATTAAGCGGAATACCATCTAAGTGCTATGTACTAGCAAAAGTACAGAATTATTTAACGCAAGCAGCTCCAACATGGACAGATACATATGCAGGAATAAATAACCTTTCGATACAGTACAATGCAAGATCGGGATTAATGGCGAGTGCATCACAAGAACAGTTATATTTAATTTCAAAAAAGAATGGTTGTAACCTAAGTTATACACAATGGTTAGGAGCTCCTGTCACTTCAGCATTTTCATTTAATCCAGCTGATAGTTATTGTACGATTGGGTCAGTGATGGCCTTGGATTTCGCCTGTGATCTTGGATTAGGATCATTAGAAGCGGATTCAAAAAATGTATCTGCTACATTACAAATAAATGTTTCTTTGACATCTTTACAACCTGGCGTTAGTGCTTACGGAATTTACATAATTCTAGTTGAATCCGGCCTCTTTTCGATTCATAACGGTGTTTCTAGTGCTCAAGTTAATGTTCTTACAAGTGAAGACATCTTGAATGCTAAGAGACAACCAGGCATTAATTATGAATCAATTAAAAGTATGGGTTCAGGTGATTTCCTCAGCGGACTTAAATCGTTCTGGAATGAGCATCTATCACCATTCTTAAAACAAACAAAACTAGCATCATCATTATCTTCACTTATTCCAGTTGTTGGAAAGCCTCTCATCCGCATTATCCTCATATGGATATGGAGTCAATGTCGGTGGAGAATATGAAGGTCTATACGATGATGAATTAGGATATTCGGGCCCAATGATGTCTAATTCTCACGGTTCAGCAATGGTCGGGGGTCAAATGATGAGAGACGGTCGTCACATAATGATGTAATTTAATAATACTGATATTAAGTATCAATATTATCCATTTAATAATTTAACGAAATTCTTATAATCTTCAGTGGGATCATCAGTCGACTTTCTAACTAAGTTCGGATCATACTTTCTAGGACTAGGAAGAAATATCGAAGGAATAGGATTCAATATCTGTTTATTCATAGCGGTAATTGTCAAATATTGAATGATTGATTTGAAGGCTTTAATTAACTTATCTATTTTTTCATATTTCAATAATAGATTACCAGTAAGATATATGTCATCGATCTCTTTAGAGAATTTAATAATCTCCTCTTGTGAAAGATCTAACACATACGTTAATTGTCCTTTAATTTCTTGTAATTGATGATTAATTAAATTAATATAATATTTTGCCTTCGATCTTGATAATATGATTAAAAATGTTTCAATTTGTGATTTGAGTTGATAGAGTCTTGATATGTCATGTCTAATGATAGGCGCTAGTTTAGTTAAATACTCATAATTATGAATGCGTCTCATTTCTGCATAGATACGTTTACAAGCTTTAAAGGGTGAATAGAACTTATTACTACAATACAGCTTTTCAATATCTGGACTTAAGCCTCTTGAATGCAATTTCTCTTCTGATACATTAATAGGAATATATTCAACTTCACCATTTCCTGCAGTTTCAGGATATGCCAAGAATAGAATATTAGTAACTTCGACGAACTTTCCATTAACTAATGATATCAAATCAATCTTAACGATTGTTTCATCATTTAGAGCTTCTGCTAATAAATAACGTGGATTATATGTCGTAGCTATCCAACCTTTTAGAATATCTTTCTTGGACCATCTTAAAACCATTTTATTGCGGAGTAAATCAAAGATGTAATCATATGCCATTGAATTAATATTTGTATCATCTTTATTATCTTCTACCAATTTAAGAGCGTTCATCATAGTTGCATATTCCTTATCAGATAATAAACTACGTTGATGTCTATCTTTTAATATATTTACAAGTTCTTTATCAGGTGTGAATATACCATTCTCGAACTTTCCAACAATTATGACATAATTCCAATCAAGACCACATTTAAACTCACTATATACATGATTTCTATCTAGAGTTAATACAATATGTCTTAATGCTCTAATAAATTGTTGAATTGTTTCATATTCAGTGTTATAATGAATATGCTGTAGTGCATCGATATCTGCTCCATAGGGCTGCATTCGATAGATTGCAGAGCCGAAAGGCGTAGCCATTTCACTAGGCTTAAGACTTATTATCATTAATTCTTTTTTAATATCAAACGGATATGATTCCATCGGCTTGATTTGTATTAATTGTTTCAAAAAGTTTCTCTGTTCTTGATTATAGAAATATCTCGAATGATCAGATAATGATGACATGCTTATATATGTAATCATGATAAAATAATTATTTTTTAGTAGTTCTCTTTTTTGGTTTATCTTCCGGATGTTTTATTCTCCATTTAGCTAAAGCACCAGCACGAGAACCGTTATGTTCATCTCTCCATTCTTTAAAAAATGCTTTCTTTTTTGCTAATAATACTTTCTTTTTAGTTGCTAATGATTCTTTCTTAGTAACTTTCTTTTTAGTTGCTGCTTTCTTTGTTTTTCTAACTACTCTATGTTTTCCGTGTTTACTTGCTCGTTTTCCAACTGCAACCCACTCACCCATTAATCTTTTTTGAAATGCTTTTTCTATTGCTGCAGCAGTAATAGGACCAAGTTTATGACGTTTATAATATGCTGTATATTTAGCTTTTGTAATAGGTGGACCACCAGAACCATAAGCACTACCACCAACTATGACGCCACCGTCATAATAATAATCACCATCTGCGAGAAGATAACTCATACGTATTATATGTTATTCGTACAAAATAAATTTATTACATTCCATAATAATCCTCCATCTCTTCACCACTACCCTTTATGAGAATTCCGTTGATAACCTTTTGTAGAGTTTCCGGAGCTACTGGCTGCCTAGTCGCTTGGGCTTCAGCCAGTGCGATCGCTTTAATTTGTGTTCCTGTGAGTGGTAGTCCATTCGGTCTAACATGTTGCGTTGTTATTCTCTTTGCTTCATTGGCGATATCTACTATTAATTTAGCGACTTCGGGTTCTTGAGGTGGAATAAGAGGCTGAATTAATTCAACACCCTCATATGTTGTTATTGGTCCCGAAAGAGAACATTGATAAGGACCAGATCTCACAGGGCGTGGTTTTCCTTTAGATTGTGCATATAGATCGCTCACTTGTCCAATTGTACATTTTCGACCTTTATATTGACCTCTAAAGGAATTCCAATCATTAAGTTGCGCAGGTAATTTTTTGCGCGCTGGTGCTCTTGCTCTTGTACTTACGGTACCTCTTGTGACTTTCTTTCCCTCTGCTCGTCTTTTTCTTTGTAGCACTTTGTATTTATCTTCAGCGACTTTTTTAGTATATCCTCGAGCTTTCATCATCTTTAGATATTGAGCCTTTCCAATAACTTGACCTTCAGCCCATCCACCATATTCACCCTCACCAGTTGCGACACGACGCTGTAACATTGACATAATATTTGCATGATCTTCATTATCATTCATACAGCCCTCACCCATTGCAGCCTTTTCATGTAATCTAGAGATCATTTGATTATGCAGTTGCGGATTTTCTGTCATTTATATAATAATAGCACATATTTAATTTAGCATGAACTGAGTGAATTTATCATTAACGCGCTTATACACAAGATGATATGATGTTCGTTCATGAAATGACTTATTTGAGCGTCTATATTCTTTTCCGCATAACTCACAAGTAATCTTTTCATTGGCGACATATTTGCGTTTTCTCTGTTTCTTTTCTTCTCGTGCTTGTTGATAAACTGATTTCCCAATCGGCTTTTTAATATATTCTATTTCATCATCATCACAATTGATTAATTCTTTACCGGTTCTTAATTTCTGTTTTATTCGCTCAATGATATCCTTTTCTTCCTTTTTGGAGTCAATTTCGCTCATGTCAATAATATGATTATTCATGTATAATTGAGTACAATATTAAAATTAATTCTATTAAGGTATCTATATAAGATGTTAAATACGACTAGCGGCAAACCTATTGCGATTATCGAAGGTGGTGACAATCACGATAAAATAATGTGTATTGATGAGAATAGTGATGATGGATATGAATCTGTCGAATTAGTTTCAGGTAGTAAATTTCGGCCTCAAATGGATTACAAAGATAGAAAAGTGTATCTTGTTGCAGGACCTGCCGGAAGTGGTAAGACTTACTATTGTGCAATGCTCATAAAAGACTATATGAAGATGTTTCCAGAAACAGAACTCTTTTTTGTATCGCGTACTTTAGGGAAAGAAGATCCATCACTTAAAGACATAAAGTTAAATCAAATTCGATTAGATCAATCACTATTAGATAATCCGATTAATATTGAAAAGGAAATAGGGAAACGTTCGATATTCTTCTTTGATGATTGTAATACAATTACAGATGATAAACTAAAAAAGTATGTAGAAAAGCTAATGGCTGATATAATGGAAGTAGGAAGACGATTAAATATAAACATCATTATAACACAGCATCTCATTTGTGGTAATGAAAAGAAGCTCAATAGAACACTTATGAACGAGATGAATTATCTTACGGTATTCGGACGAAGTGGATCAACGCAAGCGATAAAATACTGTTTAAAAACATATTTCGGATTAACAAAGAAACAGATTGATGAGATATTAGCACTTCCATCAAGATGGGTAACAATAAAAAAAGATTATCCGATGGCAGTTATCTCTCAATCAAAAATATACTTTTTGTAGGATATTAGTATATGTCATTAAAGCGTTTAGAAGATATTGCCCTATCAAATTATGATATAATGAGGCTATTAAATAATAAAGTCAATATTGTTCTCTATCCAGATCTACATAAATACAAATCAATAGATCAATTACTCTCACCGTATGGTTGTTGTATTCTGTTGTATGAAGCTAAAAAAGATTATGGACATTGGACAGCAATATTAAAAAATAATAATGCAATCGAGTTTTTTAATAGTTATGGTGGAGATAGTGCAGGCATTCCAGATTATAGTTTAACCTTAATTAATCCACAATTCAGAATAATATCAAATCAGATATTTCCGTATTTAACAAAGCTTATGTATGCATCACCGTATCAACTTAATTATAACGAGTTTCAATTCCAAGAACATGCGGAGGATATTAGAACATGTGGTCGACATTGTGTCGTTAGATGCCTTTGTAAGAATATGAATATATATCAATACAAAGAATTATTAGATAAATTATGTAATCGATTTAATACTGATTATGATGGAGTTGTTACAATACTCACATCTTAAAGAGTAGGATAAACAACAGTGAAATTATCAAATGTGGTTATGCCAGCTCCAGAAAAAGGGACACCGATACCTGCTGAAATTGTTACTTGTCCATTTGTACCGATTCTACAATTTCCTATCGTAAATGTTGAACTATTATTTTCAACCCAAATAGGAAAATCCATATTAATAATTGGAAGAATGGGAACTAATGTCGTGAGTAATATATTACCTGCTGAACTTGTTGAGTTTGTTACAGTAGAACATGACAATGTAGCTATACCGCCTATGTATCTAAATATACAAGTTGTAGAGCCAGATATTGCACCTGTAACGGCTGATGTATATACGGTATTACCATATTCTTGTAATGGTGTAGTTGATTGACCAAATGTAAGACCACCACAAAACAATTGCGTATCATTTGGACCTTCTAAAATTGCGACTGACATGATTATTATATATATACACTTTAAAATAATAACTAAGTGTAGTGTATAATCATGTCAGTAGCAATATTAGAAGCACAAAACCCGACGAATGTTTTTGTCAACTCATTAACAATAACAGAACAACCTGTAAGCGCATCTACGAATATTAATTATTTGGTATGGAACTCAACGGGAGCATTAGAAATAAATAGATCAACATCTGCAACAGGTTCAACAGGAGCACAAGGACCAACCGGAGCAACAGGCGCCACAGGAGTAACAGGATCAACAGGAGCAACAGGCGCCACAGGAGTAACAGGATCAACAGGAGCAACAGGATCAACAGGTTCTACCGGTGTAACTGGTGCGACCGGAGCTACGGGTAACGCGAATGTAGTTACACCGACAGTAGTTTCTGATATAGCTACATTTAGTAGCACCGGTGGCCAAATACATGATAGTACTGTTGCGATTACTAATGTTCCTTTATTAAACGGTAATCAAACGTTTAGCGGTATTAATCAGTTTACTTCATCTCCATATGTAGGAACAGGCACAAATAATATTACTTATGGAAGTGCAGGTATATTAATTACACAAGGAAGTAATACAATTGATTTATCCCCTAATACAATAAGTAGCGGAACATTTAATTTATTGATTCCATCAGCATCCGGAACGATTGCATTAACATCACAAATACCGAGTGTCGCAAGTGGTGCAACTGGTGACATTGTATCATATACATCATCTTCAGCGATTGGTGACAGTGGTGTTGCAGTTAGTAATCTTGCTTTATTAAATGCTAATAATCAATTCATAGGAGAAAATGCAGTAATAGGAACCGAAGGCGGATCACTTGATATAATTGGATCTGATAATATTGATTCAATACTCGGTTTTTCCCCTAGTGGAGGGTTCGAAACAATTCTGGGAACGTCAGCAACTGGAACCGTAACGCCAAAACTACCAAATCATTCAGCTATTATGACAGTAGGACCCACAAGTTCAACGAATCTTGATATTGCTGTTTTTAGTGGTACAGATGGCCAAGTTTTAGCAGATGGAGGAGTAACATTATTAGCTCTCCCGACATTAGCCGGTAGTAATACTTTTACAGGTACTAATGTTTTTAGTGGTAATCTTACGATTCCTTATCAATATATAAATGTAGTTTGTCCTGGTGCTACTACGAATCTAAATATGTCCCCAACATCATATCAATATGTTCATGTTGCGTCAATTACAGTAACAGGTACAAGTAATTTTACATATGCAGGAGCAGGCAATATAATAACTTATTCGGGAAATTCAGGATATTTTTTAATACAATATAATTTTTCCGCCAATATAAACAGCACGACAGATACAATATCTTTTAATATGTTTTATAACGGTGCTTCAAATGCTCCGTCAATCTCGTCAATAGTACAAGCTACGGGCGGATATACCACAATTGCGAAATCTTGGGTACAGCAACTTAATAACACTGATACTTTAACATTGTCTGCGATTTCATCCGCTGGTACTCCAACTTTACAGACCGCTAACTGTAATACTACAATAACATCATTATCATTCTTATAAAAAAATAATCTTAAACGCACTAATATAAAATATTTTTATTGGAGTATAATATATAATATGTCAAACGAATTGTACGACGCCATCGGCAAATTTGATGATCTGGTTTCTCAGAAAGAATCTCAAGAACTTGTACTCATGAAACTCAAATGTGAGATTCGCGAACAAAAGAACATTGTAAAAAGATTGAAAAGAGAACACGATAGAGAGAAAGAAGAAGAGAAACAAGATGAGATTAATGTAGATGAACCTATTGAACAAATTGTTGAGAAGCCTGTCAAAGTAAAAAAGAACAAGGCTCCTAAGAAAGCTATTAAAGAATAAATTTAAATCATTATTATGTATTAGTTGATGCATAATAATTAAAGTTTGGGTACTAAAGGAATCGAACCTCTGTCTCTACCGTGTAAGGGCAGAATTCTACCATTGAAATAAGTACCCATTTAGATAGACCTTTTCAGGAATATCATGGAAATGAGAGATATATACTTACGCGATACAATACCAAGACTCAAGATTTATTATAAACAATCTCTCATCACCTAATATTATACTATATTATATTTTCAATTGGTAGGCGCGTTCTTGTTAATCTCCCTTTTTAGGTCAATATCTTCAGGATATATTTTAGCTATCTCTTTGAGTATTTCTTGTTGTTCTTTATGTTCTTTCCTCTTATGTAATATTGCTACGATACTAATTGTTGATGAATAACTCAATGTACTGATATCCATCGAGGCCGAATGTTTCAACATTTCGGCATAATTAGGATCATCCTCTCTCATTGTCAACTTTGCCAATACAATGACATTATCAGGTACTTCGATAAGTATATGATTGATGCACACAAATCCCATCATCTTTAATTCATTTAGATGCTCTTGTGATTTAACTTCCGCATAATGAAATTCCATTTATATATTATAGTTAGATAATAACTTAAACACACTTAATACATCTATGTTTACTCACAAAGTACCCTTTACAATTAGATATTCGATTTATATTACGATTAAGTAAATAGATATCTTCCTGAACCGGTTCAAGATCATCATAAATTTCTTTTATTTCTGATATTCTATCTCTCAAAATTCTAATTAATGTATCTAAATTATCGAGTATTTCTTGATCTCTCATTCTGAATCTATTATATTATTATAAAATATTATTTATTCGGTGCGATTCCGAAATATTTCCGAAATATTTATTCGGTGCGATTCCGAAATATTTCCGAAATATTTATTCGGTGCGATTCCGAAATATTTATTCGGTGCGATTCCGAAATATTTATTCGGTGCGATTCCGAAATATTTATTCG